ATCCGTCATCACGATTCTGGCAAGCGCTTGCGTCACATTATTCGTTATCTTACCTGCGTATAGTTTCGTTGCGTGTTCGCCGTACACCCACTGCGTTCTGCCTTTTTCGTCTAACTCAGGACGCAGATTCGGGTACAGAAGTTTCATTCCATTTGGTAATTCTATCTCACCCTTGCGGAATGTCAAACACTTGTGCGTGTACTCTTTACCCATATACAAACATCTGTGTATAAGCTCACTGAACAACCCCCACATCGACACAATAGGCCAAGCGGTCTGGCGGTAGGTGTCTATGATTGCCTTGGCGGCAAGGGCATGCACCAGCAAATCTTTATCAGAACAAGTGTGGGGGATGTCAAATAGCTTGGTGTCGTTGCCGTCCCACTTGGCAAACTCTTTTGCGTACTCAGAACTTACACCGAGTGCTTTGGCAAAGTCCTTGGAGTACCTAACAGGCGGTGCGCCAAGAAAGCCCGTGAGGAGTTGGGAAGCGAATGAAGCCCAACCCAGTCCGTAGCCACATCCAAGTAACGCGCTTTTAGCCGACTGTCTGAGGTCAGGGTGCGAGTCTTTGGTGAGGTTCGGTATGTTGAACATCTGGCTTCCAAAGGCCGCATAAGGGTCGCCACCAGCCCTAAAGATGTCGAGCATATCTGTGTAGTCAGCCAACCACGCGAGCACTCGCGGCTCAATTTGCGAGAGGTCGCCCACAACGAGTTGGTGGCCAGTGGGAGCCATAATTGCCTTGCGTAAGAAACTTCCGCGCTTGAGGTTTTGCATGTTGATGGCGCTTCCCTTTGCCGCCGTCCAGCGACCCGAGAGAGCACCGTAATACGATAGCGGAACCGGTAGTTTGCCGCGCTGACTGATGTCCAAGAATCGTTGTGCCCTCGTTCGTTCTGTCGTGGATTTAACTTTAAGGCGTGCTTCACAAAGGAGGGCAACGTCTTCACGTTCACCATTGAGTAACGCTTGGAAGAGGGCATCGTTCTTGGCAAAAGCGAACGCCGTTTTGCCGGTAGTTTTACTGACCTTAGTCGGGGGAGTAACCCCGAGGCTTTGAAGTACGTCAGCAAACTTCGGGTTCGATGCAAGCTCAGCCTCTTGTATGCCGAGTCGTTGAAGTAATCCTTCACGCAGTTCTCCTTCTTCTGTTAATGCTTGTATCAACATCTTGCTATCAAGCTCAAGTATTGGGCGTGTGTACATCTTGAGCGTCATGTCTATAAGTCGTAGCTCCTTCGATGGGTAGGATACAGCCAGCCGTTTGAATATTTCTTCGCACAGAAACACATCATGCTTGCAGTATTCAGCGAGTTCTCGTTCAAGGTGGGGTTCCAACTTGTGAATTCCATTAGTTGAATAAACTGCTGTGCCTTTGGCTGGCAGTCCAAAATCTGCTGCCAATTTTGCAAGTGAGTTTCCAACTTCCACGCCGCGTAAAGCTCGTGCCATTGATAGCGTATCGAAGATGAATGCTGGTCTGGCGTTATATACCCACTCCATAATGGATACATCGAACTGTGCGTTGTGCGCAAGCACTGCGGTTCGTCCCCAATCGACTCCAGAAAAGTATTTAGATAGTCCCGCTCCTCCAACCCATTCAATAGGAGCATCGGTTCCGAATTCATGTACGCATACTCCAAACGCTGTAAATCTTTTATCACGTATGTACTCCTCAGTTGTCATCTTTGATAACGTGTAGTCTTTGCTGTCCCACCGAGTTTCAAAGTCGATGGCGACTATCTTGTCAAATGGTTTAGTCAATTAAATGCCTCCTTTGGGGGAGCGCCAATAACGTTCAAGTAGCCGAAAAAATCGTTGGCTTCCAGCATAAGTTCTGCCGCCTCCATCTCGTTGCAGTTGAGTGTGACGATACCGCCCAGCTTGTCGCTACCGTGAAACAGGATGACCGCTTGCTTCCCATCAGGGCCGTAGCACTGGATGAGTTCAAGCACCACCATCTTGAAGTGTGCTTTTTCTTCGTCTGACATTGCTGCCAATCGAGCTTCCATACGTTCTTCTTCGTTCATGTCAATACCTTTCTGAGTTCGTTTATGTTGTCTTCGTTAACCACCATTGCCACTCCCCCTGCGCTTCGTATGCGGCGCAGATGTTCTTCTTGAAGCAGGGTGGGTTTGTTCTTCCCTGCCTTTGCTTCCACGCCAATGAACATACCCTTGGCGCATACTAGAAAGTCTGGCACCCCTGAGTTGCCGTAGCCTGTGCCTATTGGCATAGCGTAGTACACGCCTAGCTCATCAAGTAGTTTCCTGATTTGCTTTTTTACTTTTACTTCCGGTGTCGATGCCATACAGTTTCCTTTGAATTGGTGAGGGGGTCAAGTAGATTCCGCGCCCCCTCGCTTCGCGGTTGGAAAGTCGAACAGCAGTAGTAATCCAAAGGCTAGGCACCACTGCTGTCCGTGATGTTGTGGTCGCATCTACTAGGCTTACACACATCACAACTGTATACCGCCTAGCCCTTGTTCTGTACCTCCGCCAGTTGATGGCATGTGTCCACAACCTCCGGGAATCGACCGGGCGTTTCTTGGTTGGCCAAGAACATCTTGTACCCCACACAGTCAGTACTCTCGTACGTGTTTGTGCCATCCATGATTGCGGTAAGCGCATGGTGTGTTGGATGTCTGTCGTGGCATGGGAAGCCACCATACTGCGCGATGACTTCAGCCGCGTTGCCGATCAGGTGTCGGTGTAGCTCCGGCGTTGACCGCAGCATAGGACACTTATGACACGGCATCTTGTACCTCCGCCAGTTTCAGCATGTAGTGTCTGCACTTGCCCAAGTCATCGCTGCCGTCTTTGCGTCCAGCACGCAGTGCGTACTTGATAACGTTGCCTTTTAGATAGCCGACAAACTCCTCGTGCGTCAGCACTGACTCCATCAGTTCCCACGGCTGCACTGCCATCTCTTTGTAGTGGTTGCCGCTGATCTGCAAGTCGTCAGCCTTTGTTCCTGTGCTCATGCGTACTCCTCATCATCTTCTAGTGTGTGAACGATCTTGTTGTGATCGTGGCGTTTGTGTATGTCTTCAATGATTGCCGGGTCTACGCGCTCGAACGGGTTCCAGTCGTTGTACTCACGGACTCCATCGAAGACCGGACGATCTTTTGTTTGCTTTCTCTTAGCACGGCTCTCAGCCATTTTGTCCCCCCAAGTTTGATCCATTCTTGATACTCCCATTCTGTTAATCGTATGCCTACTGCTCTGCCTGATCTGGTCAAGTCACTCGTTGGTCTTGGCATTGATGTTGTTCTCCTGCTGTCTTGGTTACAAAAATAAGCTGGCACTCTGTACAGCGCCACAGTGTTCCTTGTTCAATCACTGTCCTGCGCTCACCACGCTCTCCACGCAGCTTGCCAAAGAATGTTCTGATTGCTTCAAGCATTATTCTTCTCCTCTGGTTCACCCTCACCCATTTCTTTGAGCATGTGGTTCAGCGCCATCATCTGTTTGCTTTTCTCCATGCGCTGTGCATGCAGTATGTTCATTGCGTCGCCCAAGGCTTGCGTAGCCCCGTACAGTTCAATGATCTCTTCTTTGATTTCTTCTTTGGTTTTCATGTGTTCTTCTCCTGATATGAAATGTGTCTGTCGTACAGTTTTGAAATTGTTTCGCGGTCAATGTAGTAGTCCCGCACGATCGCCAGTTGTTTGATGTCCTCAATCAATGCCAGCATTGCATCTTTGTGATGCCTGTCATCAATGTCGTAATCTTCTACCAGCTTGGCTCGCCAAGCAGATTGATCGCCGTTTACACGTAGGTGTCTCATGCGTTCTTCTCCTTGAGCTTGGCTTCAATGGTTCTTAAAAATGGGTGAAAGTCAGCATCTTCAATCTTCCAAAAGTCACCGTACCATTTGCCTCCGCATTGCAGGAATGTGGTTTCCATTTCCTCATCAGTCAGTCCTACCCATGTGCGCTGTGGTGAATGGGTGTAAAGGGGTTCAACCCAACCTTTGTGGTTCGGATTTCTTTTATTCCAGTCATCTGCATAACTCTCGTTGTTTTCGTATGCGCGATACTCATACTGACCTTCGCCGTCAAACGTGCGCCACGCTACAGGCTCTTGGCTTTCCAACTCTTTGATGGCTTTGGCGGCTACCAGTTTGGCAAAGGCCATAATTTCTTCACGCCCAACATTCATGTAGGTATCCCAAATGTCTGGGTAGTCATCGGAGTTGTAAGCTAATCCAGCCTCAGTAGCCAAATCAATAATTTCATCTTGTGTCATTGGGGTTCTCCTTCCAGGCTTTGTAGATGAGCATGATGAACAGAGGGGCTAGGACTATGAGTCCACCCGCTGTCAGTATTGCTATCAGGGCTAGTAAGTTTTCCACATATATCTCCTGTGATGGTTAGGGCTTTGATGATGGCAGAGGGGGGGTGCAATATGCCACCTCTGACTTGGTTGAGGATGATGTTGGCTTCTTGTCTGTTCATGTGTGTGTTTC